ACTTTTCAAATCACGTCACTTACGTTGACGCTGGACTAGGAAGGTAGCCCTTAGTGGCAACAGGTTTTCCTACTTCTCTTGATGCGTTGACTAATCCGCTTTCTACGGATGCGTTAACTAGTCCTTCTCACGCTGACCAGCATGCTGATGTGAATGATGCTGTTGAGGCGTTGCAGGCTAAAGTGGGTGTGACTGCTTCGGCTGTTGTTACTAGTTTGGATTATAAGGTTAATAAACCGTTGAACTCGGATGTTTTGGCGGCAATCATACTAATGGACGTCGGCGCATGAAAACGTGTACTAGGTGCGATAAAGAAAAAGAACTAGTCGAGTTCTATAAAGAGCGTTTGTCTAAAGATGGTTTTCAAACAGTCTGTGTTGCTTGTACCAGAATCGCACAGGCTATTTACCATAAAGAATGGTATCAAAAAAACAAAGAGTCAAAACTTTTGTCTAACGCTAAATGGCATGCCGAAAATCCAGACAAAATGAGCGAATACCAAAAGTCGTATTTAAAATCTCACCCAGAACAATCAAGGTTGAAAGGGAGTCGCCGCAGGGCGCGTAAATTAAACGGTGGTGTTTACTCTGTGACAGTTAAGGAAATTGCTGACATGTTGAAACGCCCATGTTTTTATTGTGGCGAAGAATCGAAACACATTGACCATATTGTTCCGTTGTCCCGTGGTGGTCGCCATAGCATCGGCAATTTGATACAGGCGTGTGCTTCGTGTAACCTATCTAAAAGCAACAAATTCGTAATTGAATGGAGCGCGTAGTATGGCATCGGGTGACAGAGTTGAATCTAGGTTGGGTGGTCCAACACAGTTGGGTACTTCGACTACAACTATTTGTACTGCGGCTTCGGGTGTTACTGAGGTTATTAAGCAGATTGTTATTTGTAATACGGATACGGTTGACCGTACTGTGACTTTGGCTATTGGTTCTGCGGCTACTGCTGCGAATCGTTTGATGTCTTCGTTGCCTATTGGTGCGAATGATGTGATGGTTTGGGATACGGCACTTGTGTTGTTGACTGGTGAGACGTTGCAGGGTTTGTCGGATACGGCTTCTAAGGTGACGGTTACGGTTGTCGGTTGGGAAAAGACCAACTAGTTATGGGAATTTCTGTTGGCTTGGGTTTGTCTGCGTTGTTGCCTGCTGGCTTGGGTTTTCGCAACCTTCTTATTAACGGTGATTTTGGTATTAACCAACGAGGATTTTCTAGTACCACAACAACTGGCACATACGGTTTTGATAGATGGTCAATGATTGGAAGCGGTGGGACAACCACGTACTCTGCACAAACTTTTAGCCCTGGAAATGCTATCCAAGGTTATGAACCTAAAAACTTTACAAGGGTCGTATCAAGTGGTCAATCTGCGTCATCCTCATACAGTATTCTAATACAAAAAATTGAAAATGTTAGAACTGCTGCGGGTTTGCCTGTTGTTGTTTCATTTTGGGCAAAGGCTGCATCTGGAACACCCAAAGTTGCGATTGAGTTGTATCAGTATTTTGGTACTGGCGGCTCTCCAAGCGCATCGGTCGGTACCTATGTTGGTCAAGCAACACTTTCTACATCATGGCAACGATTCACCATGACAGTAATACTTCCTAGTATTTCAGGTAAAACTATTGGAACAACTATGGATGGCGCAGTTGAATTTAATATGTGGGTATCTGGTGGTTCAGATTACAATAGCCGTACTGGTTCGCTTGGTATTCAATCAAACACTTTTGATTTATGGGGGGTGCAGTTAGAGCAGAACTACCAGCCGACCCCATTTGAGCAACGCCCTATCGGTGTAGAACTGGCATTGTGTCAACGATATTACGAAAAATCGTATGCTGATGGTGTGGCAACTGCAACAAATACGGCAACTGGTGTTCATTATCAAAGTAGTTTTGGTAATGCAAGCGGACAACATTTCATTACCGTTCGTTTTCAAACGCTTAAACGAGCAAATCCTACGGTGTCATTATGGACACAGGCAGGTGGTGTTGGTGCGTGGGCTGTTATCTCTAGTCCACAAGCAGCACCAGGTTATGCAGGTGCGGCAAGTGTTATCAATACGACTACTAAGGCTTTTACGGTAAATCAATCTGATGGTGGTTATGCGTGGCAGGGTGGTCAAACGCTTGGTCATTGGGAAGCGACGATTGAATTATGACATATTCTATTTTTGTGGATGGTCCCGAACAAGTGATTGTTCAAACGACAGATGATGCAGTGCGCTGGATTCCACTTGACCTTGCCAACACCGACTATCAACAATACCTAGCGTGGGTTGCTGAAGGTAACACCGCAGAAGAATGGAATCCACAATGACTATTTCTGCTACTACACAAGGGCTAAAAACATGCAACAGGTGCAAAGCAGAACAACCGTTGTCAAGTTACAGCGTTAGAACTAACGGCAAATACTTATCAAAATGTCGACCATGCCTTGCAAAAGCATCAGCCAATTACCGTGACAACAACAGAGAAAAATATCTTGCCAACAAGAGAGCAGCATATAAAAAAAGACAAGAAAAAACTTCTTGCGCAGCGACTTCTTTCAACTGGGACAATCTTTCTATTAATCAAAAAGAAGCAAGTGGATGTGGAATTTACTGCATAACCATTAGTGATTATTTTTACATTGGTTCTTGTGTGAATTTTAATGACAGAATGTATGACCACACTCGGAAACTTGGTTACGGTAAGCACGTAAATCGTTTTATGCAAAATGTGTTTAACAAATACAAAACATTTGACGCTGAGTTAATTGAGTCATGTTCCCCATCTGAACTTGCATCTACCGAACAACGCTATATCGACCAGTGGTTTGGTCATAAAAATTGTTTGAACCTGCGACCGAATGTAAAAACTATGCTTGGATTTAAACATAGCGAAGAAACAAAAAAGAAATTATCTGCTATTTTTAAGGGTGTAAACAGTAGGAGTCCAAAATGACCATCTCGGCAACAACTCAGGGACTCAGGCAGGGCGTTTGCACTTCGTCTAACAGACCTGCAACACCGTTTGAAGGTCAAATAATTTACGAAACCGATACCGACATGGTTCGTGTTTGGAACGGGTCGGCATGGAAAACTGTTGCTTCTACAAATGGTGCAACGTTTGACTCAACTGGTCGTATGACCAATCCTGTTCAACCATGTTTTTTTGTGGGACAAGAAAGTGGTACTACTGTCGCCGCTACAAACAAAGCAATTTTTTCCACAATTACTACAAACATTGGTTCTTGTTGGAGTTCTGCCAACAACAGATTTACTGCTCCAGTAACTGGGGTGTATGAATTTTCTTACAGTATGTTAAATGCGGCGGCGGCGGCTTTTAGTGTGACATTTCGCAAGAATGGGACAGACATGTCGATTGGTACATATCCAAGAGGTTATTCACAAGCACTATATGTTGCGTGTGTTGCGTCTGGAATTATTGAATTAACTGCAAACGATTATATTGAAATGTGGGTTTTTCAAGGAACCGCCCATGGAAACCATTGTTATTTTTCTGGAAGGTTGATTTCCTGATGCCTCTTAGTTCTGTTGTTGGTGCGCAATCGATTATTAAACCTGGTGTGTGTACGTCGTCTACTCGCCCTGCGTCACCGTTTGAAGGTCAAATGATTTTTGAAACCGACACAGACCGTTTGTATATTTGGAACGGTACGGTATGGGTGATACCTAATAGCCCTGCACAAAACCCTCCAGCGTTAGAACTAATTAAAACTCAAACTGTAGGTTCGGGTGTTACCTCGGCTGTTGTAACAGGTGCGTTTTCTGCGAATTACGACAACTACGAAATTTTGTATACGGGTGGCACAATGACATCTTCGTCGGGTGACTCTCAATTAATTTTGCAACTGGGCGCTAGCACTACTGGGTATACAAGTTTTTTGCAATACACGAATGGGGTTTCCAATCTGACTGCTACTTCATCCAATACTTCATTCTTATGGGTAGGTGGTGGTTCAACTGGTTCTGGTTTACTGCAAGCAAGATTGTTTTGTCCATTTTTGGCTATTCATACGAGGGTGGAAAGCAGCGCTTACAACTCTTGGAATAATGGTTATGTTGGTCACATGATTGGTTTCCATTCGGCTTCTACTTCGTACTCTGATTTTACTATAGGTATGAGCGGTACTGGAACAATGGTTGGCGGAACTATCCGTGTCTATGGATACAGGAACTCGTAACAGGTAGCAAATGGCTACCCTCTATAACCAAACAGGATACACCTACAACCAAATAGGTGCAATCTACAACCAGGCTGCAATCGAACGCACAGCCACAGGTAGTGGACAAGGCACAGAAACAGCCACCCAAAACTTTTTTACCACCCTCACCACCACAGCCACAGGCGACGGTTTAGGAACATCCAACAACAGTATCGTCGTCGGTCTACTCCGTACAGCGTTCGGTGCAGGCGGCGCAACCACATCCGACACAGCCGAATGGAACATCAACCCTGCAAGAACCGCCACAGGTTCTGGCGTAGGTGACGGTACCGCCAACCGTGTAATCGTAAAACTACGTGCAGCAACAGGAGAAGGCTTAGGAACATCCACCACACTCGGACTTCATGTTGCACCACGAACTGCTACTGGCTCAGGCACAGGCACACAAACAGCCACACGTATCGTCACGGGCATCCGTACAGCGTCGGGTTCGGGAACGGGAACGTCAACGACGACAAGTATCAGGGGACTATTTAGAGCCTGCACAGGCACAGGTTTAGGAACACAAACAGCCGAATGGGACAAATCCCACATCTTCCGTGTCCCATACAACTACCAATACGTCGGAGGATTCTTCAACGACAAAGACGCAGCCAACCGGTTAGGTGCCTACATCAAAACCAATGTTCGAGCAAGAAACCTATACAAACTCACAGACAACAGTTACACTATTGTTGACCAACGCGATCTAGGTCAAGTCAAAAAACTTTGGCACGGTGGGCGCGACCACTTCCTAACACCAGCAGAACAAGAAGAACTCACAACAGACGGATTCGGAGCATACATAACCTGATGGCAATATTTCGCACACCAACCGACAACTTTGTGACACCTGTACTGGCAGACTTCGACATCAAAGGAAACCGTCTATCCGAAGAACAACGCCTCGCCAACAGACTAGCCAAACATCGTCAACCCACAGCCCGAGGCCGTAACGTATACCAACTCACCAACCTGTCCTACACAGAGAACCAGCCATCCAACATGGCAACCGTGATCAAGGTGTACTACGGTGGACATGACATTGAAGTGGATGCTACCGAGGTAGCATCGTTAACAGCAGCAGGATACGGGAGTTACATAACGTGATCAAACATCAAGAGACACATCCAAACCTGGATGTCGAGGGTTGTTTCGGATGCAAAGTTTCAGCAGTCGGATTCAGTGCAGAACTTATGCCCACCCGTACAGGTTCCTCACGGTCGGCAACCATCGCACAAAAAGATCGTGTGCTAGAAAAGGATCTAGACGCATACAAACGATTACGTGACGACGGTATCCAACCAAGAAAAATTGATGGTGCTGCAAACGTGGAAGCGAGAGCAACAGAAAAATGGCAGGCAGAATCAGGGATACTTCCCGACTTTTAAGTGTTGAAGGTGTCAACATCCCGCATATTGGTTACGGGAAAATGGTTCAAGGGTTAAAGACAGCGTTATCGGAAAAGGTAACATTGGATGACCGTGCCGAAACCGTAATGTTTGCGTTACGACCAAACCTCATTTCAGGCTGGTTTGATGACCAACGGGTATCGGTGCTAACCATGTGGGAAACAAACTGGCTACCACCACAATTCCACGAATACATCCCACTAATCGAAACAGTAATAGTGCCATCCATGCACAACTATGATCTGTTCTCCCAGTTCCACAACAACGTTCATATGATCCCGTTGGGTGTTGACCGTGACATGTGGTGTCCGTCGGCAGATAAACCTGAAGGTAAGTTCCGGATCATGTGCGGTGGCTCAGAGTGGTATCGCAAAGGGTTAGATGTGGTGTTAGAAGTCTTTAACAGATTGCAACTATCTGACGCAGAACTTCACATCAAGATTGTGCCACCCCATCTGTCGGCACCAAAAAACCTGGATTACCCAAACGTGATCTTCCACCGTGAATGGTTGACCGTTGAACAAGAACGCGATCTAGTGCGCTCTATGGATGGGTTCGTGTCGGTGTCCCGTGGCGAAGGTTTTGGGTTGATGCCATTACAGGCCATTTCTGCTGGCATCCCAACTATCCTGTCCAACGCTCACGGGCATCGAGAGTTCGCTGATCTTGCCACCCATCGCATACCAACCACCAGTGTCCCCACTGCTAAAGGTCTTTGGCAGGACATGGGTGACTGGGATGAACCTGACGCAGACGCACTCGCAGAAGCAATCACGGACTTATACAACAAACGTGACAAGTATCGTCGTCAAGCAGTCCTGACAGCCCCACAAACAGCAGCGTTTAACTGGGACACAGCAGCCGAACAAGTGCTACAAATCGTTCAACCAACCACCAACAGATCTACTGGCGCATGGAAACCGTTTGAACCTACATGCGAAATCGAGGTATCTAAACGGATACAAGCCACCATCGGGCAACACAAAGTGGAACTGTTACCTGGAGTAAAGCATCGTGTAGTGTTAAATGTCAGAGATGTCCTATTAAACGCAGGAGTATTGAAATGTGGGATTGTTGATGTGTGGTAATCTATCTTTCTAATTACTTGAAATGAAAGGCAACCAGCATGTCTATGAAGGGCGAAAAGTACAAGTCCAAGAGTGCTATGAAAAAGCACGAAGGCAAAGAAGGCAAAAAAGAAAAGATGATGGAATACGGCAAGCCTAAAATGAAGGCTAAGAAAAAGAAGTAAATGTCTACCGCTGGTGCGCTCTTAAATCGCGTATCGCGTCAACTGCTGTCTGGAACGATTGAGGAACGGAACAAACTAGCCTCGACCGTTACCTCGTCAAGCACTTCTATCCCCATGTCTTATGACTTAAATGCGTTGCGTGTGGGTGGTGTGTTTGAACTTGACTCAGAACTTCTTTATATTTGGGAAGTTGACACAACAAACAAAACAGTAACCGTCGAACGAGGGTATGCCGACACCACACCAGCAGCACACACCGCTGGTGCTATCGCCATTTTGAACCCACGGTTCCCACAACAACAAATGTTGGATGCGTTAAACCAAGACATTGATGACCTGTCCAGCCCGTTGAACGGTTTGTTTCGTGTTGTGTCAGCAACCGTGGACTACAACGGTGCCGACCGTCAAGTGAACCTCACAGGTGCCACATCGGTCATTGACATTATTGATGTCCGTTTACGATATTTGTCGTCAGATTATCCGGTGTTGCGTAATGTTCGTTTGGCTAGAGGGTTGCCTACATCAGATTTTGCTTCAGGTTTCGCAGTCACTTTTGATGAACTGTCTATGGCAGGCACGTTGATTGTTCGCTATAAAGCCCCGTTTGTTCGTGCTGCTACTGCTGCTTCGGATCTTCAATCTTCGTGTTTGGTTCCTCAAACTATGGAAGACATTTTGGAGATGGGTGTGATGTCACGGATGTTGTCGGTTCGTGAAGTGAAACGTAACTTCATTGAATCACAGGGCGATACTCGTAGGTCTGATGAGGTTCCTGCTGGTTCGATTTCTAATTCGTTTACAAACATTTCTCGTTTGCGTCGTGATCGTATTATCGCTGAAGCAGCACGATTGGCTAGACAGTTCCCGCTAACTATCAGGAATTAGCGTGACTGCGCTTCTTGATTTTTCATCTCCGTTTACTGGCGGTGCATCATATTTTACTGGTATTGGTGCGTCTGTTCTTGTTCCACATGTTTTTCCTGTTGCTATTAACGGTCGCCCATATCTGATTGATTCTAAGTCGGGTGAGTTCAGTCGTCAGTTTGATGATCGTACCCGCAACTCGATGGATCAATCTACTGAGCCTGGTGAGTCGTCTATTAACTCGCAAGGTTTGTGGCGTAGGTCGCAGTCATCTTGGCATTATGGTGCTGGTCAAGAGTATTCGGATACTACTGATGCAGAGCCTTACCGTTTCAATACGTCTAAGGGTGTGAATGTTTGGGAGCGCGGCAAACTGTCGTTGTTGAATGACACAGCAGTTGCGTATTCGACATCTAACACAAACCTGTATATGGCTTCAGCCGGTGATCGTATTTATGGTTCGGATGGTCAGTTGGTTAAGCACACAACTGATTGGTCAACTTTTGTGACTGTGACTAGTACCAATGCGTCAAACATTTACAGTCTTGCTTCTGACGGTTACAACGTGTTCTTCTCTTACGATGACGGTGACATAGATCAAACCAACGCTGGCACTTCTGCTGCATCCAACTACATCACCGGTATCGAAGCAGGCAAGATGGCATATGTCCGTGGCAGGTTGATGGTCGCTGGACAGCAAGCAGATAAGCACAAGATTTGGAACATCACCACAGCCCCAGGATCATCGGCAAACAACCCTGGAACTCTGTTCACCCACCCAAACACTAACTTCAACTGGGTTTCTTTTGCTGGTGGACAAAACCATATTTACTGTGCAGGGTATGCAGGCAACAAATCGTTCGTTTACAAAACAACTATTAGGGCTGACGGCACAGCATTAGATATTCCTACTGTTGCAGCCGAACTCCCACAAGGCGAAATCATCCATGAGATTGACGCATACCTTGGATACGTTCTGATCGGTACAGATTTAGGTATCCGTTTCTGTTCCGCTGACGGTGACGGCAACCTTGTTGTTGGACCGTTAATTGAAATAGGGAAACCAGTTAAATGTTTTGCTGGTATCGGCCAATATGTTTATTTCGGTTACACAAACTACGACTCTGTTTCTACAGGTATCGGTCGAATGGATATTGCCAACCAAGTTGCAACCAACCAGCCTGCCTATGCCACAGATTTGATGGCAACAGGTCAAGGAACAGTTGTTGATTTACATGAGTTCGCTGGCAAACCTGCGTTCACTGTTTCAGGTTTAGGTGCGTACCGCCCTCATGCCACGAACCTGGTTGCGTCAGGAACTTTGGAAACAGGGTTGTACCGTTGGGGTGTCATTGACCCTAAACTTGTTCCGAAATGGGATTTACACACCGAAGCATTAAACGGTTCAGTGGCGGTCGCTATCTCGCCCGACAAAGAAGGGTACACAACGGTTGGTACCGCATCCGAGGCAGGTACATCAACGTCAACGTTTGACGGTTTGGAACCATATGTGGTTGATGTTGAGGTTCGGTTAACTCTTACAGCCAAAGCCGGTTTGTTGTTGGGTCCAGTTGTGAACCGTTGGATGGGTCGTGCATATGCTGCACCGTTCCGTTCAGAGATTTTTTCTGTGCCACTGTTGCTACACAAACGGGTCAATGTGCGTGGTCGAGACTATTTCTTTGATGTTGACGACGAACTGGAACGGTTGCGTCTTTTGGTGTCTGAGCCGTCAGTTATTTCGTATCAAGAAAACACAAGTAAGTACTCTGTTATTGTGGAGAACATCCAATGGAAACCTTTGGATTCGCCTCAATCACCTAACGAGTGGGATTGGGATGGAACGTGTGTCATAATTATGAGAAGTATCAGATAGGAAAACATGGCTGCTGTAACTAGACGACAATATAAGGGTGCTGCTGCATCGACAACGATCACGGCTGGTATCAACTCATCTGCTACTAGTTGTTCTTTGGCTGCTAATACTGGTTGGCCTTCGTCGTCTGGTGTTCCGTTCTATGTGGTTATTGATCCAGGTACTTCTACTGAAGAAAAATGTTCTGCAACTATTGCTGGTACAACCCTCACGTTAACTCGCGGGCAGGATGACACCACTGCTGTTGCGCATAGCGCGAATGCTGTGATCTATCCGGTGTTTAGTGCTGATGAGGCTGATGAGGCGAACTTGTTTGCTTCGACGATGACTACTCGCGGTGATTTGTTGACTATGGGTTCAGGTCCAACTGTTGCACGTTTGGCTGTTAGTTCTAATAGCGGTTATGTGTTGACTTCTGATGGCACTGATCCTGTGTGGGGTCAGGTTGCTGCTGCGGGTATTGCTACTGGTGCTGTGACTTCAGCCAAAATTCTTGATGCAACTATTGTGCAGGGTGATTTGGCTTTGACGTTGTTGAAGGTTCTTTGTCCTGTTGGAACTATTAGTGCTTATGCTGGTGCGACTGCTCCTACTGGTTGGATTTTGTGTGATGGTACTGCTGTTGTGTCTGGTACTCACCCTGAACTTTATGCGCTTTGTGCTACTACTCCTGATTTGAAGGGTCGTTTTGCTTTAGGTAAAACAGCGGCAGGTACGGGTAGCACTTTGTTGGGTACTGGTGGTTCGACAACTATTACTACAGGAAACTTGCCAAGCCATTCTCATGCAAATACTGCTACGGCTGCAACGACAATTACTGACCCTTCGCACAGCCATACTATTACTGTTTCTGGTGCTGGTACACACGCGCACGATTACCAATTTACTGACAATTCCGTGTTCAACGTTCAAAACGCTGCCGATTCGTCTGGTCTATTGGTAGCAAGTTATACGACAACTGCTGTTGGTGGCGACGGTTCACACACTCACACTGGTTCAAGTACTGCTGCAAGCACAGGCATCACTGCTGGAACAACTGTCACTATGACTAACGCATCTACAGGTAGCGGAGATGCTTATAATCAGCCGTTTGTTTCTGTGAACTACATCATTAAACACGACTACGTTTAGAGATGCGGTCTAGCCGTTGGCTGATATTTGCGCCTCTCGCAGTATTCGCTTTATTTCCACCAGCCGCTAAAGCCGATGTCCTCGGCAACTGGACATACAGCCAGTCCCAAGATTGTGGTGGATCAATAGAAGTAGTTGACAACATCATCACTTTGCATGGTCCCGACTATAACGGTTGTAGTGGTGGGGCACATTGGGTGCAAATTGAAACGGTTGTGCCTGCTGATGTGAACACAGTTGACTTTGATTGGTCATATCAAACCAATGATGGTTGGGTGTATGACCCGCCACAGTACGGTGTCAATGGGGTGTACACGTTGATTACACAAGTCAACATTTCGTCAGGAACTCTGTCTGTGCCTGTGGTTGAAGGCGACATTTTTACGTTCCGTCAATACTCGATAGATACCTGTTGCCAGCCTGGTCATTTGTCTATTGCTAATCTTTCTTTATGGGACACCACAACAACATCCACGACTACAACGACGACCACTTCTACTATTGCACCATCTACGACTGTGCCTGTGGTAGAAGAATCGACTACTACGATACTTCAAACAACGACCACACTGCCACCAGACACGACAGTTCCAGAGCCGACCACAACAACAGTGGTTGAAGCGTCAACAACAACGGTTCTTGAACCTTCAACAACAGTGTTGGAAACGACAACGGTTCCTGAAGTTGTGGACACAATCCCACCAGTTGTAGTCACAACCGTACCCGACACCACCATCCCCGATACCACCGTTCCTGATACCACGGTGCCTGACACCCTGCCACCAGACACCCTGCCAGACGCACCAGAAACGCCTGAGACGCTCCCAATAGACATAACCGAAGAAATACCAGCCGAACTCACAGAAGCCCTCCTAGACGCTGTGGACAGTGGCGAACCACTCACCGAAGAACAATTTGACACAGCCATAGAAGCACTTGGCGACCTGAACGAAGAAGAAGCCGTAGCCCTCATCGAGCAACTCCTCAACACCGAAGTAACAGCCGACCAAGCCGAAGAACTCGCCACCAACCCCGACGTGTTGGCTGTCATCACCGAAGAACAAGCCACAGAAATCTTTGAAACCATCGAAGTCCAACAACTAGACGACACCCAAATAGCCGAACTCACAGAAGCAATCCAAAACGCACCCCTCGCAGTACAAGAAGCCTTTGAAGCGACCATCGACATCTTCGGCGGATTCGACGACTACGTACCAACAGGCTCCAACATCCCTGTAGGAGAACGGCGAACTCTTATCGCCATCGCAGCAGGGGCAACCCTCACAGCGGCATCAACTAGAATAAGACGATAATGAAACGCATCTCCAACCTCATCAAAGACAACGCCTGGACATACGCAGGCACAGGTCTAGTCCTCATCACCCTGTCAGGCCCAACACTCCGGCAAGCGATCTGGGTGGTTGGTGTATCATTAGTTTTACACGCAGCATTAACTCTTAGCACAAAGGAATCAGAATGAAAAAAGCACAAGACATCGCA